TGGCCGATCCGTCCCTGGACAACTTGTCCATCGCCCAGTTCGGCCGGTGGTGCAAGCTGGGCACCTACACCAAGGCCCATGGCCAAGATGGAACGGTTACGCTCGTTTCACCGGCAAAGATACTGGTTTCGATGCTTCAGTGCGACGATTTTCAGCACATGATCGCGTGCATTGAGGAGATGCCAAATCTCACTGTTTCACTTGGAACGAATACAGTCGTTTCATTTCGCAACTGGGCGAAATACCAAGGGGATTTCAGCACCGCCAGAGTTCGCAAATTTCGCCAAATGAAACGGTCTAAGAGGAGAGGAGAAGAGAAGAGAGGAGAAGAGAAGAGAGGAGAGGGAAAAGACGTAGGCGCGGAGCCGGGCAAGCCGGCCGCGCCCATTCCGCCCACCCTTGCTGCCTGGCTGGCAGAGACCCGTCACCTGCAGCCGCTAGGAAACGGCCGATGCGCCGGACTGTGGCAGACGCTGGAACGGGCCTACGACCAGTACCCTTGGCTGTTCTTCGAGGACGAGATCCGCAAAGCGGATGCCTGGCTGGAGGCGAATCCCAGCCGCCGTCCGACACCCAAGGGCCTGGGCCGGTTCATGCGGTCGTGGCTGGAGCGGGCCGTGGAGATGGGGAGGAGGCACCATGCCAAAGGCGCGTGACCGCCAGGCCGGAGACGAGGGCGGGGAGCTGGGCCGCACGTGGAAGCCCAGCTTTCCTGCGGGCCGCTACCTGGGTCGCAAGGAGGCTGCGGCCACCATGTGGGCCGTGATCGACCTGATGGCCCACGGCACCGAGAGCATCTGGCACGGCGTGGAATCGTGGGACCAGGCCAAACGCGAAGGCATTGTGGAGTGGTATGAGCGGCAGGCGCAGGCGCGCCGCGGTGAGCTGACCGATGACGGTCGTGTTTGACGCTTACGGCACCCGGTATCAGGTGTGCCGGACGTGCAAGGATCTCCTGCCGGCCCCCATCCCGATGTTCTGGCCTCAGTGTGGGCAGTGTACGACTGCCGCTAAGATCAAGGAAATAGGCCACTTGTTCGTGGCGGAGCGGAAGACACATTGGCGCGATAGGCTCTTTTGTTCCGGTCCTGCGCTGACCGCTCGCCAGCGAGCCTACATGTTGGGACACGAACCAGTCCCGCAGATGGCTCCCAGGCGCGTACGGAGGGCCCCCCCGCGCGTTCTGGAGCGGTAGCGGCTAGGGTGGTGGCCGTGGATCGGACCTGGCCCATTTATGGGCCTCCCAGCGCTTTTTCCTTGACAGGGCGGTTTTCTTACGGTGTGAGTAGGGGCGGCAGGATGGACCGGAGGGACGTTCTTGGGCCCCAACGTTGAGGTTGGCCCGTCGTGAGACGCGCTAGAGCGCAGCGGTACTGCGCCCGCCTGGGAGCATATGCGATGCCGGCGACCTAGCCGGGACTCACCTGCCCCCGCCCGATCTCTCTCAGGTCGGGCGTGCGCCCCGCGGGCAGTAGTGCGTCACGAGGTCAGCATGGGTGGTCCTGGCAGTGGTCGCAGGCCTTCTGTCAAGCGGAAGCGCGATGATTTGGTACTCCAGCGTGGGCCAGATGGGCACTCGGACTATCTGCCGCCACCCACGGGCGGGCCCAGCGAGCGCATGGACGCGGCCGCTGCGGCTCTGGTGAGCGGTGCGGCTGCGAGCGTGGCGGCCGCCCTGCGGGTGGCAGGATACGCCCACCAAGGCGGTGCTCAAGCGGAGACGGTGAAGGCGCACGCGGCGGAGGTGGCGGAGCGGGAAGGGCTGACGCTGCCGGCGATTATTCGGACCGTGAGGCAAGGGTTGGATGCGAATATTACGCGGATGGTTGTGGTGGAGGGTGAGCGGGGTGGGAGGGAACGGATCGAGGAGCCCGACACGGATGCGCGGTTGCGCGCCGCCGAGATCGGCCTGCGGGTCCACGGGGTGGGCCACGAGCGGGCCTCGGGATCTGCCGTCACGGTGGTGATCATGCCGATGCGTGAGCTGCAAGTGCCCGAATCGAAAGCGATTGAAGTCGAAGTGCAACAGTAGTGCTGAAGGGTTGCAGGGCCAGATTGGGAGATCCGAGGGGGGGGGAGGGGCAAAAATCGCGCCCCTCGCAAGGGCGTGGGATGCCCCCCACGCGTAGTACACCCCCCAGCGTTTTCCAGCCCATGGCCCACTTTATCCGCGCCAAGAAAATCCTTGCCATGGTCCGCGACGATCCCGGGGGGGCGCGGGACTGATGGCGCGACGGAGACGCACGGAGGCGCTGCACCTGCCGCAGCGCAGCACCATCAGCCTGGATGCGGACACGTGGCCGCGGTCGTACCAGCGGCCCTTGCTGGCGGCCCTGCTGGGGCATCGCTTCGATCGGTTCATGGCGGTGTGGCATCGGGGGGCGGGGAAGGACTACACCACCCTCTACGCGACAGTGATCCTCATGCTCCAGCGGCCGGGCAACTATTACTTCGTCTACCCGGAGGCGGCGCAGGGGCGGCGGATGCTGTGGGATGGGTTGGATGAGCAGGGGCGGCCGTTCCTGGACATCTTCCCGCCCGAGCTCGTGGTGGAGAAGAACGAGACGGAGATGATGATTCGCTTCAAGCCGGTGGGAACCCACACGGCGGGGGCGACGTGGCAGCTCATCGGGGCGGACGATCCGGACCGGCACCGGGGCATGAACCCGGCGGGGATCGTGTTCTCGGAGTGGCCGCACATCCCGGAGAGCATGTACACGAAGATCGCGGAGCCCCGGCTGCTCACGAACCAAGGATGGGCCGTGTTCATCTTCACTCCCGAGGGTAAGAACCACGCGCACACCATGTGGAAGATGGCGCAGGGGCAACCCCAGACCTGGTTCACGCAGGTGCTCACGGTGGACGACACGAAGAAGGATGCGCCGGGCGAGGCGGGGACCCCGGTGGTGAGCGCCGCGCAGATCCAGGCCCTGCGGGCCGCGGGGCGCGCCGAGGAGATCATCCAGCAGGAATACTTTTGCTCCTTCGAGGGCTTCCTGCGGGGCACGGTGTACGGGGACGTGATCACCACCGCCCGGAAGGAGGGGCGGATCGGGGCGTTCCCATACCGGGCGGACCTCCGGGTCCACACGGCCTGGGACATCGGGCTGTCGGATGGGACCGCCATCTGGTTCTACCAGACGGACGGCCGGCGGTTCAATTTCATCGACTTCCTCTTTGAGCGGGGCAAGGGCCTGCACCACTTCGCCCACGTGGTGCAGGTGCGGCGGCCGGGGGAGACGGGGCGGCCCTACGTCTACGGGGACCACACGGGCCCCCATGATCTGGAGATCGTGGAATACAGCAGCCAGCGGGGCCAGACGCGGCGCGAGGTGGCCCGGGAGTTGGGGCTGGACTTCCGGGTGGCCCCCAAGCTCCTGGTGGCCGAGGGGATCGACATGGCCCGCCGGCTCTTCAGCCGCTGCTACTTCCACGAGACGACCTGCGGGGCTGGCCTGGACCACCTGGGCGCCTACCACTACGCCTGGGAGGAGCGGAAGCAGGAATACGGCAAGGAGCCGGTGCATGACGAGCACAGCCACGCCGCGGACGCCTTCCGGACCTTCGCGGTGTGTCCCACCGAGCACAACGAGGGCCGCGACTACCGGCCGCCCCAGCGCTACGCGCGGTCGGAGTGGAACCCCCACGGGGCCCCGGTGAGGTGAGATGCCCCTGGCCAAGTACGATCGGCACTTCGGCGGCAAGGGGGGCGCGGCCAAGGCGCATGCCGAGATGGCGAAGGAGTACGGGGCGGAGAAGGGCGAGGCGGTATTCTACGCCACCATGAACAAGCGCAAGAAACGGCGGCGCCGCAGCGTGATGGGGAAGGGCTGATGCCTGCAGACGTGAAAGCCCTCTTGGCCCGCTGGGACCGGCTGGACGCCGACCGCCGGACGAACTGGGACGCGGACTTCCTGGAGTTGGCGAACTACCTGTTGCCGACCCGGGCCATGGCCATCAACCTCACCATCCCCGGGGTCCGCATCACCCGGCAGCTCTTCGACTCGGAGGGCATCACGGCGCCCACGCTGCTGGCCTCCAGCCTCCACGGGAATCTCAGCAACCCCTCCACCAAGTGGTTCACCTTCTACGTCACCCCGGAGGAGTTGAACGAGGACAACGCGGTGCAGGACTGGCTGGAAGCGGTGGCCCGCCGGGTCACCCGGGTCCTGGACAGCAGCAATTTCCATTACGAGATCGGGGAGACCTACCTGGAGGGCCCGGTGTTCGGCACCGCGGCCATCATCGAGGAGGAGGAGACCGCCGCGACACCCGGCCTGCCACCCCGCCCCCTTTTCACCGCGCTGCCCATCGGCACCTACGGGATCTCGGAGAACGAGAAGGGGCGGGTGGACGTGCTTTTTTACCAGTCGGTGATGACCGTCCGGGCCTGCCTGCGGGAGTGGGGCGAGGCCAACCATGCGGATCTGCAGGAGAAAGTCACGGAGAAGCCGGACGACCTGGTGACGCTTCTCCACGCCATCTACCCGCGGAACGATCGGGACGAGCGCTACGGCCGGCGCGACCGGCGCAACAAGCCCTTCGCCTCCTGCTGGGTGGACGTGGAGCGCAAGCACATCATCCGCGAGGGGGGCTACGAGGAGTTCCCGGGCGCGGTGTGGCGCTGGCGCAAACAGCCGGGGGAGACCTATGGGCGCGGCCAGGGCCATCTGGCGCTCCCGGATATCAAGACTTTGAACCGGGAAGTTGAGCTCTTGCTTCAGGGTCTGGCCCTGGACATCGCGCCGCCCCTCTTCGAATTGGACCGCACCGTGGTCGGAGACCTCCTGTGGGAACCCCTGGCCCGGAACGTGGTCCGCGACAAGCAGGGCGTCTGGACCCTGCCCTCCGGGGTCCGCTACGACGTGGCCAAGATGAGCTTCGACCGGCTGGAGACGAAAATCCGGAAAATCTTTTTCGTGGACCAGATCCAGGCCCTGCCCCCCAGCACCCAGGGGCCCAGCTACATGACCGCCTTCGAGGTGGCCAAGCGCGTGGAACAGGAGTTCAAGCTCCTGGGGCCCGCCTACGGGCGCGTCACGGGGGAGCTGCACGCTCCCATCATCGAGCGCACGGCCCGGATGCTGGTGCGGGCCGGCGGCCTGCCCCCGCCCCCGCCGGGCCTGCGGATGCCCGGCGTGGAGATGCACATCAAGTACCTGGGCCCCATGGCCCGCGCCCAGGAGGCCGAGACCCTGACGGGGATCGCCCAGAAGAACCTCTGGGTACAGACCGTGCTCCAGATGAACCCCAACGACCAGAGCGTGCTCGACAACTTCGACTTCGACCAGGAGGCCCTGGTGGTGGCCCGGGGCTACGGCGTGCCGGCCAGCGTCACCCGAGGGAAGGATGCCGTGGAGCAGATCCGCCAGCAGCGGATCCAGGCGCAGGCGGCCCAGCAGCAGAAGATGGACCTGATGGCGGTGGCCGAAGGGGCCGGCAAGGCGGCTCCCATGGTGCAGGCGCTGCACGCGGGCGCCGCGGAGGAGATCCCGGCATGACCGAGAACCCCCTGGATCGGGCCGTGGAGCGGGCCGCCCAGCCCACCTGGCAGATCAGCATCACCGCGCACGGCGCCGCCGTGCAGGTGCAGTGGAGCACGAATCTCCACCCGGAAGCCGTGCCGATGATCCTGGTGGACCAGGCGAAGCGCATCATCGAGGCGCAGTTCAACCAGCGGCGGAAGGACGCGCCATCGATCGTCGTGCCCACCATGATCCCGAAGGCGGCGAACGGAGGCCATGATCGCCGTTGATCGCGGGGCCGGGGACCGCGCTCGGGCCCGGGAGCGCCTCCTGCGGGCGTATCACGACGTGGCGTCGTCACCCGCGGGCAAGATCGTGCTGGAGGACCTGCGGCACCGCTGCTGCGCGGACCGGACCACCGTGGGGGAGGGAGACCTGCAGGGGTGCATCGATCCGTACCGGGTCCTGCTCAACGAGGGGGCTCGCCTGATGCTCCTGCACATCCTCCAGCACGCCGAGGAGGGCGGGAAGCTGGGGGCCCCCAGGGAGACCCCGCAATTCGCCAAGAGCTCGATGATGGAGGGATGACCTGATGGCCTTCGAGATGGTCACCGAGACCCCGCCCGCCAGTCCCCCGGAGACCTCGCCGCCGGCGGCGCCCGCTTCGCCTGCGGAGCCCGCAGCGGATTGGCGGGCGGGTCTTCCGGACGACCTCAAGGCCCACAAGGGTCTGGAGAAGTTCAAGGGCGTGGACGCGCTGGCCAAGTCGTACCTCGAGGTAGAGAAGGCCTACACCGGGAAGCTCGAGGGCCACGTCAAGCTGCCCGTCCCGGACGCGCAGGGCAAGCTGAACGACGCCGAGGTGGCGGCCTTCCGGAAGGCCACCGGCGTGCCCGAGGCGGCGGAGGGCTACCAGATCCAGGTCTCCGAGGACCTGGCCGACCTGGTGCCGGTCGAGGCGGTGGGCCAGTTCACGCCGCTCTTCCATCGGCTCAACATCCCGGCGCCCGCGGCCCAGGCCATCGTCCAGGGGTTCGCGGAGTATTCCCAGGCGCAGCTTGCGGCCCTGGATCAGGGCTACCGGGCCAAGCTCAACGAGCTGAAGGAGGAATGGGGCGAGCCCACCTTCAATCGGCGCCTGGCCCTGGCCAAGAAGGTGTGGGAGACGGAGCTGCCGGAAAGCCTGCAGACGGTCTTCGACCGGACGCGGCTCGGCAGCCATCCCGATCTGATCGCCTTCCTGGCCAAGGTCGGGGAGGACCTGGCCGAGAGCGGCCACATCGACGCGCAACTCACCCTGGGATCGCCCACCGGGGAACAGTTGGAGAAGCGGAAGGCCGAGATCATGGCCGATCCCGCCTTTGGCAACGACCGCGAGGCGGCCCTCAACCCCGCGAAGCACGCGGCGTTGCTGAAGGAGTACCAGGGGATCCTGGCGCAGTTGAGTCCTGCGCCGCTGCGAAAGTAGCCGGACAACTGTTGCTTCCGCCGAGGAAGCGACAGTCCGGCTGACGCGCGCCGAAAGAGGCGCCGAGGCCCCCCGCAGGGGGAAGGGAGGTCCGCGAGGTTGCGGGCAACCTCCCGTGAGATGAGTGGTTTCCGCATCTTACGGAGGGGACCGCGACATGGCTGACAGCATCACTGCCGTACAGATCAAGGCGTACACCGAGCTGGTGCTCATGCGAGCGCAGCAGACGGAGAGCCGGCTGCGCGGCTGGGCGCGGACCGAGGACAACGTCCGCGGGGAGTCGGTGTCGTTCGACCGGATCGGCATGGTCGAGATGGCCCCCAAGCCGGGCCAGAACGCCCCGACCCCGAACATGGACCCCCAGCACACGCGGCGCTGGGCCACCCTGGCGCCCTATCAGGCCAACATCTACCTGGACCGCAGCATCAAGCCCACCCTGATCACGGATCCCACCAGCGATTACGTGAAGGCCCTGGCGGCCGCCATCGGCCGGCAGTGGGATCGGTTCGTGCTCCAGGCCGCCTTGGGCACGGCGATCACTGGGCCCATCGGCCCGGGCGGCGACGCCACGCATTCGGGCACCGAGACCTGGCCCGTGACGGACCGGAAGGCTGTCTCCCACCGGATCGCCTCCGGCGCCGTGGGGCTGACCATCGCCAAGCTGCGCCAGGCCAAGAACATCCTGGACGCGCTGATGGTGGGCAGCGACCGGGTGTTCGTGTGGGATTCCTTCGGGCAGGAGAACCTGCTGGCCACCACCGAGGTCACCAGCGCGGATTACAACACCGTGCGGGCCCTGGTCAAAGGCGACGTCAACACCTACCTGGGGTTCGACTTCACGATGGTGGATTCGGCCCTCATGTCCGTGACCGCCGGCGTGGTCTCGGGGGTCGCCATGGAACGCGGCGCCGTGGGCCTGGGCATCGGCGAGGACAAGACCATCCGCATCTCCGAGCGCCCGGACCTGTCGTACTCCTGGCAGGTCTACGGCGAGCTCATGGGCGGCGCCGTGCGGCGCGATGGCGAGCGCGTGGTGGAGGTCCAGTACCTGCAGGAGAACCTGTAACCCCGCCCGCGGCGGGTGAATGGAGGGTGTGACGCATGGCCGTCCGCACCGATTACAGCACCCAGTACACCCAGGAGCAGCAGGCGCCGAAGATCCAGGACTTCGTCACGCAGAACTTCGGCCTGCAGGTCCTGCCCTTCGATTTCACCATGGGCTCTGTGGCCGGCGACATCGGGTCCACCGTCGCGCTGCGGCGCCTGCCCTCGGGGCAGGTGTACCTGTTCCCCACGCTCTCCCGCATGAGCTGGTCGGCGTTCGGTGCCGCCCGGACCCTGGACATCGGCTATGCCGCCTACACGGGCTTCGACCTGGTGGCCGTGGTGGCCGATGACAACCTCTTCGATGACAACGTGGACGTGTCGTCGGCCGGGGATGCCTACCTCGGCTCCGACTACGTGGCGGCCACCATCGCCAACACCGGCGGCTTCAGCCTGTTCAACAGCCAGACCGGCGTGACGATCCTGGCCACCGTGGCCGGCGATACGATCCCGGCGGCGGCGCAGCTCCACGGATTCCTGGTCATCTGCCAGGTCTCGCCGTAGCACGCGACCCTTAGCAGGGGGCCCGGGGATCGGCCCCGGGCCCCTGGAGGCGCCCGATGAAGAAGACGCTGCTGATCGCCTTGGTGTCCCTCCTGCTGGTGGCGGGCACGCTGTGGGCCACCGATGGCACCTGGCTCTACCCCATTCCGACCCTGGGCGGGATCACCGCGGGGGACGTGATCATCGTGGATGCGGCGGGACTGCGTCTGACGAACAACAGCCGCATCCGCCTGCTGGCCGCCACGCCGCCCACCTGCGCGGCGACCTACGCCGGGTGCGGCACCACGCACACCATCCGGGGCAATGATTCCGCGGGGGTCATCACCCTGGGGGGCACCGTGGCGACGACATTGAGCTTGACATTCAACACCGCCTGGACCGCGGCGCCATCCTGTCTCGCCCAGAAGCAAACCGGCACCGCCGGCAGCGTGGTGCAACAGGTGGATACCGGGACGACCACCATGAATATCATCGTGGCCACCGGGGTCGCCACCAACGATCGGATCGCCTACCAGTGCATGGGCACGGCTTAGCCATCCGCGGCGCACTCCTGGCAGCCCTGATGGCCATCGTGCCCCTCTGGTACGGCCTGGCGGCCACCCCGGCCGGCCATCTCGTCGTCCAGGCCGTCCCCGTGTCCTACGTCCTGCTGATGGGGATGCTCTTGGCCGTCTGCGCCTCGTCGGGCGACCTCTGGGCTGGGCTCCTGGGGGCCTACCTGATCCTCCGGATGCTGGTCACGCCCTTTCCCGATGGGTTCAATACCGTCGTGTTCGCCATCCTCGGCCTGGGCCTTTACGCCGGTGCCGGCGCGCTGGGGAACCCTTGGCGCCTGCGCCTGCGCTGCGTGGCGCTGGCCGTGGGCCTGGTGCAGGCGGCCTGGGTGATCGCCCACGCCGCTGGCCTGCCGGGGTTCACCTGGGGCGCCAGG